GGCTCGATCACCACGCCCCTGTTGCCAGCGATAAACGCGCCGATGAACGCCCGCTTGAAACCGCTCACGGCCATCTGGTGCTGGACCTGCATTTCAATGTGCTCCGGGGCCTCGATGCTGCCGTCCTCGTGCTCAATCCAGCCGTCGCGGAAGGCCAGGTAGTCCACGTTCTTGATCTCCAGGTGCACCGGCTCGCCCAGGTTGGTGATCACGAAGTCAAACGAGCTGCCCATGCGCAGGTCCGGGTCGCGCAAGTACTCCTTCATGGGCTTGACCTCCCAGCCCTGCTCCTCAGCGATGCCGTAGGCGATCGCGGCCTCCAGGCGGTTGCCCCACTTCATGCGGTCGTTGACAACGAACTCGGGCACGATGCCGGTGCGCTTGCGGTGCCAGAGGTCGAAGTGCGTGAGGTAAGGCGACATGCCAAACAGTGCCGCAGACTCGGTGCTGGTCACATCCAGTTTGCGCATGGCAAGCCAGTGCTCCTGGTTGCTGGGGACGATGATTTCAGTTGCCATTTTGTTTCTCCATGTGTTCTCCGATTTGTGCTGCCGCGCGGACGATGGCGCGGCGGGTGGCGGCGTAACGGTCGGTGCCATATTCCTCGTAAATATCTGTGTAATCCACGGTGTCTACCCGGACAAAAATTGAAAACATCACAAGAGACATGTCCAACTTCACCGCAAGCCGCAGCGCGTCGCCGTCGTCGGTGAGGGGGTTCCATTCGTCCTCAAGCCCCTCAATCCACAGGCCGCGTTGATGGGCTGCGGGAATGATCACGGCCAGCCCAGCCGCCTTCGCGGCCTTCTCCAATAGTTCGCGGTCAGTCATTGAGGCCTCCAAACAGCGCCAGCCCCGCAGCCTCTGGAAACCTCGCTCCGTGCGCCGCCACCATGTTGGCATCGATCACCTCGTTGAATCCATCACACGGCGCGATGTAATAACCCTCGTCGCCGTCGTCCTGCGTGGCATGCACGATGCCGATCAGGCCCCGGCCGCTGCTGAACCAGATTACTTTGTGGATTTTCATGCTGCCTCCGCTCTGGCGATGGCTTCGCGGGCCTCATCGACAACATCAAAGCTATCGCCGTCCATCTGGATGTAGTCCGATCGCTCGAGGGCGCTCACTGCCATTTTCAAGGCCTCCAGCAGTTCGTCGCGCTCGGCCTTGAGTGCATTGAAGTGCTCGAAGCAGTCGACGTTGGCGGCGTGCAGGCGACGCAGCTCGGTGGCGGCTTCTTTGTCCCAGCGCGTAGACAAACTCATACGCTCCAGCGTTTCAGCCAGCCTTATGGCTTCTGGTTGTGTGCTCATGCCTCACCCCCTGTCGCCTTGGCGATGGCGGCGCGGGCTTTGTCCGCTGCCCCCTCCCCGTAGCCAGTGCAGGCGTCCTCGTGACCGTCCAGCATGTCTTTCAGCGCCTCCAGCAGCTCAGGCGCGGCGGCGATCAGGCGCATGTCGTGCTTTGTAACCGATGAAAGTTTGACTTGAGCAACGTCCTTCAACCCAGCAGCGATCTGAGCGTAGTCATTGAACGCAGATTCCGTTTCTTTGCATGGCCACCATCTCCATGGCCCCGGTGTGTGTTTACTCATTGGTTGCTCCTTTCAGCTTCCGTTATTCGCCGGGAAATCCGGCTTTAAAAATCACAGTGGCATGTTCGCTCGCCACACGTAAAGGTCAAGTCCTACGACCAAAATTCCAGACAAAAATACAACAGCTTCGATGTAGTCTATTTTTGGTCTGCGCCACAGCGTGATCGGCTTGGCGGGTCCGGTGTACGGTATGTAAATCACGCGCAGCTCCTGATGGTTAAAAGTACCAGCATCACAGCAATGAAGCCGCCCAAAATCCAAGCCAGCGTATCCCCAAAGTGGTCCGGCTGGCAGGTGCATTTTTGCCCGCTGGCGTCGTACCCCATGCCGTGGCAATAAGGGCACTTGCGAATCGGGCAGTCGCGGCCCTGGGTGCATTTGCCGTAGTCGTCGCAGCAATTAGTCATTTGCACGTCCTCCATGTGCGGCCATGCTTGATATGGTTTATGGTCGAAAAGCTGACCTTGTAAGTCTTAGCTAGTTCGATCTGAATTTCTCCGCGTTCAATCGCGCGCCGAATGTCATCTACCTGTTCATTCGTCAGGATGCTGTTTCCGTTAAGCCGTCCTAACTTTGAGGCGCTTCTGCCTTTCGCTTTTCTGTCTTGTGCGTTGTCGGTGGGCGTGCCAATGAACAAATGATCTGGGTTTACGCACGACGGCGTATCACAGCGATGGCATACATACATGCCTTTTGGCGTTGGCCCATTCAGTTCTTGAAACACCGCTCGATGAACAATCGTTGTCCCATGAATTCGATTGGCAACAATAGACCGCCCATAGCCGCCGGATGTTTGTGCGCCAAGCCATATTGCGCAACCACTGAACGGGATACGCGAAGAATTTTTTTCAACGTATTGCATGAAATTCATGCGTCCCCCTTAATGCCGTGAGCGGCGTAAAGGGCCAAGATGCGTTGGGCAAGTTCTCGGCGGCTTCGCTTGCCACCACCTTCGTCCCAGTGAATGATGGTTTCGTAGATAGTCTCCAGTGCAGGTTGCTCGGGCTCTGTTGCGGGCGGTTGCATGTCTGCGATTACCCACCACGGCGTAGCCTCCAGTGCCTTAGGTTGTTGGGTCATTTCTTCTCTCCAATGCCGTGAGCGGCCTCAACCATATCAATCAAGATTGCCGGTGCGTGCCATTCGTGTTTATGGGCCTCAAACTTGGCCAGCAAATCAACACGCTGTTCGTGTGTCAGCGGCTTGCGCTGTGGTGTTTTTATGCAATCTGGGCAAAGGCAGATGATGTGTCGTCGCTCGTCGCCACCCGTCAGCGGCTCTTGCTGTGCTGGTGGGGATGTGAGGGGAATTGCTTTGTATCCCTTGGCAGCAAGCAATGGCTCATTCTTTTTGAAAGAAAGTTCTTTTAACTCTGGCTTTTTCCCGCACTGGTGGAGATACGCCACGGGCTCCTGCTGTGCTGGCTGCTCCATCGGCAAACCTCCAGCCCTGTGCGCCGTGTCCACTGGCGACCACTGCTCACTGCGGCGCATACGGAACACAGCTTGCAGGTTCGGATCGTCCACCATGTCGCAGTCTTCACGTTCGGTCTCTGACTTGTAGCGCACCACACCAAACTCAGCCTCATGCACTAAGCCGCAGTCACAGCACTTCATCAGGTAGCTCTTGGGGTCAGGGCACACCCACTCTGACCAGTCGTATGGTTGGTCAACGCAGTGCGTAAAGAACTCGGAGTCACGCCGCGCCACGTCATACTTCAGTGCGTCGATAAACTCAGGAAGCGGCTCCATCAAACGCTTATCTGACTTGGCCTCAAGCTCAGCCATCACCTTGTGAGCGGCACGCACAACCGCGTCTTCCAGCGTTTTGCGCATGTCACGCTTGAGTGATGCCAGGTGCGCTTGGGCACGGTCGATATGGTCGTCGTGGTTGTCGTGGTTTTCTTCAGTCATGTCTCGTCTCCTGTTTTAAACGCCGTCATTTCTGGGTTGTAGCGCGGCACCTGGATGGCCGTCATTCTGTTGACAGCCCTGTCCACGCTGGACTGCATCTGCTTTTGCATGCCATCGATGAAGCCGGACTCGTAGGCCAGCGCCACCAGCTCGCGGACGTCTGGCGACATGGCCACGCCCTTGAGCTTCTCGGTGCGGAACTTTTCAAACGGGGAATCTTCTGGGGTGTGCATTACACGGTCTCCTTTACGCTGCGCCGTCCTTGCAGAAATTTCAGCCAGCACTCGGCGCAAATCCAGCGCGTGGCCGTGAGAAAAATGCCGCCCTCTGGCAAGCGGCTACGGTTGCATTTTGTGCAATGGTTCATTTGGTGTCCTGGATTCCCCGAAGGGCCTCGATCAGTTGTGGAATAACCCGCTCGTCAAGGTGGATGACAACGCCAGGCATGCGGGCAAAAATTGCCATCTTCAGCAGGCCACCCTCACGCCAAAGCTCGGCGTAGGTTTTTCCGTTGTCCTGGTAGATCGTGGCTTTGGTTTCGCCGGAGGTCATTTGTCGTCCCTCACCAGCGGCTCGCCCATAAACGTGGGGGCTTGTTTCTCGTGCAGCTCATTCATGGCGGTCCGGTAGTCGCTGAGCGTTTGCATCGCCTCGTCGTACCATGGGCCGCTGTAGCGTGCCAGGACGCATTCGAGGTCCAGCGCCAGCCGATGGGCAAAGCGCTGGGCGACTTCATTCATGGCCTCGCCAATCTGGTCAAACTCTGCGTTGATGTCGACACGCGTTATTTTCATCACGCTGGTGCCGTTTTTAAACACATCGTCAAGCATCGCTAGGTACTTTTCTTCGGGCGTCATTCTGGCGTCTCCATAAAACTCACCGGCATGCAAACGCACGCCCGGTCCTTACTGTTGGCCACCACCACAAACGACTGGCGGTGCGGGTTGTGCGTCTGCTGCGGGTGGTCCCACCAGCGGCGGCAGTTGCGGCAGTTGTCGTCGGGCTGCTGCGGGCGGCAGCGCGTGTAGTCGAAGGGTAGGGGGGTCATGCTTTCCATCCTATAGATGTGGTGATCAAGTCTTTAAAAGCCTCAATGGACTTACTGCGCATTTCGCTGCGGTTGGCGCTTAGCCACTGGCGCAGGCACTCGGTTGGTGATTGCACGGCGACCAGCTGGCGCGTCTCTTTGACATATGAGGGCGCGTTGCTTACGGCGTAGTGCATGCCGCCATTGACATAGACGGTCTTGGTAAGACCGCGCCGGATCATTTCCTTAAGTTCGGTCTGCGATCCTGCAACCAACGCATCGGGATTGCTTTTGCGAAACAGTTGGTAGCAGGCCTCTTTCACCATCTCAGGGCAGCCGTACTTCACATATTCAACGTCCTCGGCCCCGGCTTGCACCAGTTCGGCGATCTGGTCAAACTCTTTAGTCTCAAACCACATTTCCTTGGTGATTGATTTCAGATCCCAATCTGCAACGGTCTGGCGATCTCGCTCCAGCCGGATGAATTCCGGCTTGATGTTGTAGCCGTACTTCAGCTCTGTTTTGCAGATCAACAACCCGCCCACGTAAAGTTCACCTGGTCGCTCCATCAAAATGTCTCCGTAGCTGGTCATGCGGATGGCCCCAATGTGGTCTTGCATGCGAATGCAGGATGCCTTTACCTGCTCAATGTCCGCACCAGAAAGTCCGTGCACAACAAATGTGAGGCCCTTGTTGCCACGCACCGGAGACTGGCTTTCTTCAATGGCCAGCAGTTCTTCACCAAACTGCCGGTTGAATCGGAAGCGAGGCTTCCACAACACGTCGCCATTCAGCATGTCCACGTCGTAGCCCATGCGCGTTAAAACCAGCAGGGCGATTTTGTAGCCCTCACCAAAGCTGCCGATGGCGTCCTTGCTGTCTGCCTTGCTGGTTGCTCCGAGCAACAACGTCTGTGGACTCAGTTTGGCAAACTCTGATGTGAGGTGCAGCGAGTAGGTTTCGTCGTCTGATTTCTCGAATGCGTAAACGAATGGCGAGTCGCTGTCGAGCGCGTTCTGGATTAGCTCGCGACAAGCCTCAGCCAAACCCCAGTGGCTGACGTAGTTCTTGACCAGCGACAGCTCGTAAATTTTCGGTCCAAACATTATTTCTCCTTCGGTTTAAAAGCCTCATCCCAGCTCAGTGCGTCCAAGCTGGCCATGTCGGTCCATTTCAATGCGCGGGCCGTGGCCAGCGTGTAGGTGTTTTTCCAGTCGGTGCTTGCGTCGGCGTATGTCGCTTGCGCCTTGGCAATCGCTGCAGGCTTGGACCTGGCCACCACGTTGTAAAGCCGCAGCCAAGCGCCCGTCTCGCGGTGCTGGCCAAACACGGCCCACTTGGGCGATGGCTTGGCAGGCTTGGTGTACTGCTTGCCTGTGCCCCGGCAGCCGTAGCACTTGGTGCCGTGCATCAGGTTGAAGCTGTAGCGGCCCGTGCCGTTGCAACGCGAGCAGGTGTAGGCCTGGCGTGGGGCTGTGTCGCTCATGCCTGCTCCTGTGCTTTGGTGATTGCTGCGTGAATCTCATCAACACGCTTGTCGTAGCCAGGAAGCAGCCCTGATAACGCCAACAGACATTTGCCGACCTTCATGTCACGGTCATTGTCCCAATGGTTGTGCAGTTCTCGCATAACTATTGAGAGCTTTTGCAGCGCCTCCAGCAGTTCCTGATTCAGCGCGTGCAGGCGGCGCAGCTCGGCGGCTGCTTCTGTGCAAACAGGTCTGCCGACATAGGACTCAAGTTCATCGGCCAGCCGCAGGGCTTCGGGTTGTGTGTTCATGCCTGCTTCCTTGCCTCGAAAGCCTCGTGCATGCTGCGCGGCGTGCGCAGGGGGAAAGGCAGCACCAGGCTGGAAATCTTGCCGTCTGGCACCGGGGTGGTCAGGCGCGGCTCACGTGCGGCCATCACCCAGCGGTCGCCAAGCAAGCGCACCGAGCGCACCCACTTTCGCATGTTGGTCCGCTGTGTGGCACGGTCGGCGTGGCCGATGCACCAAAGGCGGCGGGCAAGTTTTAGCATCGTTGTGTTCATGGTTCAGTCCTCCAGTTGCTCAGTGATTTCCTGCTCGATGCGCTCGCGGTCCGCGTCGGTTGCCTTGCGCTCAAGCCAGGGGGCGGGGCGGCCGCGCCGGTCGAGGATGTCAAACTCGCACTCGGTGTAGCCGTAGTAATCCATGTCGCTGTCGCAGGTGTGCGCGCTGCCCCGGTGCGGGGACTGGCGAAAGAAATGCGTCACCTTGGCGATGCAAGGAATGCCAGCGACGCGTGTCTCGATTTCCATGTGTGAATCTCCTGTGTGAAATGAGGCCCCAAGAAACGGGGCCAGGGCCTGCTGCATGATTGGGTGAAGGTTGCTCATAAAAAACCCCGTTTGTGTTGCGGTAAATGCATCTTGCCATCGAAAAACATGGGCTGCAAGGGGTTTGCGTGGGTTTCCTTGAGATATTTTCGGTCAAGTGTTGCTTTTTACGCTACACTCCCCGGCATGATCGCAGAAACCAAAGACCCATCCCTGGAAACGCACCTGGAAACCCCAGCCGACAAGTGCATCACCGCCTTCGGTGGCGTGCGTGCGCTTGCCCGCGCCCTGGAGCGAAACCCCAGCTCTGTGGTGCGCTGGCGCAAGCCCAAGGACGAGGGCGGCAGCAACGGCGCAGTGCCGTCCGCGCTGCAGGGCCGCATTCTGGCCATCGCCCAGGCTCGCGGCCTGAGCCTGAGTGCCGAGGACCTGATCTTGCGCACCGCAGGCGACTGGCAGTTGGATGCTTGATGATCAGCGACCGGATGCTTTTGGGGGCGATCTCGCACACCCGCTACGAGCTGCCGCGTGACATTGCGGTGCGGGTTGGCAAACGCCGCATCAACGCCGCCTTGGGCCGCCTGATTCGCTCCGGCCAGCTCGAACGCGTGCCCGGTCCGACTTGCTTTTTGTACCGCTCAAAACAAGCGAGGATTACGTGACCAAAAACGAGGCGAAAAATTATGGTTGCTATAACCGCCCAGAGTATCGCAAGATGCTACCCGTGCAAGACGGCTGGTGGCTTGATGGCCAGACCCGCGTCGCCAAGATGGTCGCCTCCCCGTTTCGCATGACCCCCGAGTGCCAATACACCCACACCGCGCTCGGGCGGGAAGATCACAAGTGTGTGGGGTGCAAACACCGGGCGTGAGCCCACAAACCTACGGAGGGCTGCATGAGCCAACCTGAGAAAAAAACACCGCCACCTGTTCAGTGGCCATTCCCACCCGCCACCGGCCCCGTGCCGTGGACGCCGGGCCAGCTGCGTGCCTACAAGCACCAGCAGCGCGAACAGGTCGAGGAGGCACCATGGTGATGAGCACTGACCCAGTCGAACAGTTCCTGATCGAGGTGCACAGCTTGCGCGATCGTGATGGTCGCTTGGCCGCGTACCGTTTAGGAGAAGACCTCCAAGACGAGATCCGGATCGCTCAAATCCTGGTCGCAAAGATCACGGCGATGGAGCGCGAGCGCATCAAAGCAGCCAACGCGCCAGAGATTGAGAAGGTCAACGCGCTGCTTGCAATGCAGGTTCGGCCGTCAGAGTTTGCGCAGCTGGTGAAGGGCAAAGAAGCACTGTTGGGGATGCCCGCGTACTGGGCCGAGTGGCCGAACAAGGAGCAGCCATGAACTACCACGGCGCAATAACCCAAGCCCTAGTCGACGAGCTGCTCGCCGTCGTCCACAAATACGATCAGACCATGCTGCTGCCCACCGCGCTCGGCTGCCTGGACCTGGTCAAGGCGCAACTGATTCAAGAGCATATGGAGGACGAAGATGAATAAACGCGAAAAATTAAAACAAGCCGAAGCATTTTTTGAAATGTCATTGGTTGAGCATGAATTTCCACCTCACTTAATCGCAGAACGCACGTTTGAAAGAAAAATGTGGATGACGCTTTTTATGTGGGCGGGCTGGGAGATTTAAAAATGATTCACTACACACGCGAAGGCGAGCACATGCGCCTTGGACTGAACTTTCGATTCACGCCTTACAGCTTGACGCTGATTTGGGCTTGGTACAACTTTGCCGCGCACAGCGCCACGACCTACCGTTTCCGCGTGCGTCTGCATCGCAAGCCGGTTTTTATGTTCGAAAAAAATCGCTTCAACGTGATCGACACATACCTGCACCTGCACGGCATGGAGGTTGTGCACAGCGAAGTACTGCAAGACCTCAAAGCGATCGAGCAGGCCACCTGGCGGCGGACAACAGCAAACGCGTGGATCAAGCCGGGGGATTTGAATGACTGAAATCACTCAACCAAAACTTACAGTAATTCCGTCATCCGATCAAAAGGCGACGGGCTCTGAGCTTATGAATGACTTGCGAGATCTTATCAATTCACCAAAGTACGACCACATGACCGTGGCCACACTGATTGGCGTTTTGGAAATGACCAAGCTGCACTACTGGAGTGTCAACAATGAATGAAGGTGAAAAAGCCGGGTGCTGGGCTATGGCGTATTTGTACATCGCGCTGTTCGGTGTTTGGTTCACCGTGTTCGCCATAGCCTGGTACCACATCAAGGAGTGGCTTGCATGACTGAAATCATCGACCTCGCCAAGGCCCGCAAGGAGCGCGAGCCGCACATCGCTGGCGTGCTGTTTTGCCAAGGGTGCAACCACGAGTGGACCACAACGTGGGAGCCTGGCACCACCGAGTTTGAGTGCCCGGCGTGCAACAGCATGCGCGGGCGCAGCAAGTTTGATGTGGCCCCCACGCCAGGCTCGAAGGTCTGGAGCTGTATGTCCTGCGGAAACCAGCTGTTCAACCTCCTGCCCGATCGCGTCCACTGCCCTGGCTGCGGCAAGCAGTGGGATTATGGGGAGCTGTCATGACTCGGGATAAATTCGAGGCAACGCTCAAAAAGAACGCCTACTTGGAAATCTATGATTTCCTTACCCACATCGCCAGATCTGGAGAGCCAAACGAGATCAGCGCGGAGTGGCTTTCTCACATTCCACACGGGTTTACATTTGATGAAATGCTCAGGAATCGAGGCCTGACCGCAAAATTTATCAAGTCCACTGGACGGTACTTTGTGGAGCGGCGACCATTGCCGGGCAAGCGATGATCACCCCCCGCCCCCGACAAGCCCAGGCCATCGCCGACCTGCGCAAGGCCTACCGCTTTGGCCACAAAGCCCCCATCCTGATTGCCCCGACGGGGTTTGGTAAGAGCGCAACCGCGATCTGCATGATTCAGAGCGCCCTCGACAAAGGTAAGCGCGTCTGGTTCATCGCGCACCTCAAGGAAATCTTGAACGACACCAGCTCGCGCCTGACCGACGCTGGCATCAAGCACGGCTGGATCGCCTCTGGCCGCGACGGCAACCGCAGCCTGCCCGTGCAGGTGGCCATGGTGCAAACGCTGGTGCGCCGCCTGGACCGGTACCAGCCGCCGGACCTGATCATCGTGGACGAGGCGCACCTGGCTGTGGCCAACACCTACCAGCAGATTTTCGAGTGGGCTGGCGCTGGGCCCAAGTTCAAGCGGCCCGGCGGCGCGCACCTGCTGCACCTCACCGCCACGCCCTGTCGCCTCGACGGCCGGGGCATGGGCGAGGTGGCCGACATTCTGGTGCCCACCTGCAGCACGCAAGACCTGATCGACGAGGGCCTGCTGGCCGCCATCCGTTACTACGCCCCCAGCGAGCCAGACCTGTCGGGTGTGCACACCGTGGCGGGCGACTTCAACCAGGGCGAGCTGGCCGCCGCGATGGACAAGCCCGTCATCACCGGCAGCGCCGTTGCGCACTACCGCAAGCTCGCGCACAACCGCCCGGCCGTGGCGTTTTGCGTCACCGTGGAGCACGCCACCAACGTGGCCGAGCAATTCCGCCAGGCCGGGTACCGAGCCGTGGCGATCAGCGGCGAGTCCGACACCGTGGAGCGCGACGCCGCCCTGCAAGGCCTGCGCGATGGCAGCCTGGACGTGGTCTGCAACTGCGCCTTGTGGGTCGCCGGAGTGGACGCCCCGACGATTGGCTGCATCATCTTGCTCACGCCCACGCAGTCGGTCGTCAAGTACTTGCAGTCCGTTGGCCGTGGCCTTCGCACACACCCGGGCAAAACCGACTGCATAATTTTGGACCACGCTGGCAACGTGAAGCGCCACGGGCTGCCCACCGACCTGCGCGAGTGGACCCTGGCCGCCGTTGAGAAAAAGAAGAACGCCAAGAAGTCCGAGGTGCCGGTCAAGACCTGCCCCGTGTGCTTTGCCACCGTGCCTTCGGTTGTGACCGACTGCCAGTGCGGGCACCACTTCGAGCCCGTGGGGCGCGAGATCAACGAGGTCGAGGGCGAGCTCCAAGAGATAACGGCCGCAGCCAAGGCCCAAGCCGTCCAGGACCGCAAGCGCGAGCAAGGGCGGTCGCAAACCGAGGCCGACCTGATTCGCATCGGTCGCGCCCGTGGCATGAAGAGGCCAGAGCTTTGGGCACGTCATGTGCTTCGTGCCCGCGCCGCCAAGGAGGCACAGAAACGATGACCGCTTTAAATTCATGCCCCGCTTGCAACCACCCCCGCACCAAACTTCTGGACGGCTCCGAGACCTGCACCTGGTCCGAGGCCTGGCGCGCCGAGTGCGAGGCCCGCGCCGTGCTGGCCATCCCCGATAAGCTGGCCCGGCGCGAGTTCCTGCGTGGCCGCGAGGAGGCCGGGAAAATCGTCAAACGCGGCGTGCTTCAGGTGCGCGGCGAAAAAGCCTGCAAGGCGCTGGAGGCCATGGTGCTCAAAATTTGGGAGGCGCGGCGGTGATTGGGGGTCGAATTAAACCGGAAATTCCACCCCCACTGAGCGAGGCGGACATCATGCGCTCTATCATGGTGGCGCTCTCGGCCGACGGGCACTTTGTGGCCAGGGCCAACGTGGGCTTGTTTTTCACCGCCGACGGCAGGCCCGTTAAAACGGGACTACCTAAGGGGTTCAGTGATCTGTTTGGGCACCGTCAGTGGGACTGCCGGGCTTTCTATCTGGAGGTGAAAACCCCCAAAGGCCGTCCGTCTCCCGAGCAGCTGGCTTTCATCGCGGCCATGAAAAAGCGCGGGGCCATCGCCGCCATCGTGCGGTCGGTGGAGGATGCCAGGCTGGCGCTGGCGGGGTAAAGGTTCGCGTTTTTCTTCACCGTGAGTCACCAAGACGGTTTTATCCCTTGGACTCAACTACGCGACACGGCCTGCATGTTGATGGTACTCACGGCGTCAATGAATGCCGCTGTGGCTTACCGATTTCCCATCACGGCTGGGGACTGGTAGGGGACACTGCCCTTCAAAGCTCCGGCACTCTCGGAGCCAATCCCCATGCGCGATGGTCCTGGTCTCTCCCAGGCGTCACACGAGAAGGATTGCACTGTTGCTTGCCCCGGGGGTTTACGCGTACCCCGGTAACTCATGCTGGCGAATCGTGTATGGCCGCTGCGGGATCAATGCTACCACAACTGTTGCGCAAAACCGCACATTTATTTCGACCCCTGTTGCGTTTTTCCGCGTACACACCCTTATACTGTCCACGGGGCTCGATCCGGTTAGCTACCGGGTGACACATGGCCTGACCCTGGCGAGGGCTGCCCCACCTTTTATTCGCCGGCTTCAGATGCCAGGTATGACAAACACAAAAAGAACAGGGCAAAGGGACCCCATTTCCCTCGAGACAGCGGAGCGCATGCTCTCATTTGTTCGCGGCTC